AATCTGTTTCTTTCACCTCTACTTAAATTGTCAAAGTCAAGTTCTCTGCCAAGTTCTTCTATTTGCACAGTGAGATCGCTTTGGAAAACAACTGTGTGTGGTAGTTTTACTTTGCTTAGATAAACAGCAAGTCTTTGGTTTAAGTATGTTAAGTTTTGTTCTATAATTTTTGTTCTCAAGAAACTGTCTTTTGCAGTCAACAGTTTGTATAAAAATTCTTGGTGTCTATACAAGTCTTCTAGTTCGTTGGCTCTTGTAAAATCAACTTTTTGTATTGCACTTTTGCTTAATTCTTCAATCTGTTCTTCGTATGGATTGTCTTTCGATTCAGTTTGTTTTAGTTGTCTTTTAAGATCATTCAATGATGCCTTGTGATTGTATGCCTCATCTAGTGTGTCATAGTAAGTGTCTGGAATATTGCCAAGATCACCTATTTCATCTATCTGGTGTTGTATTTTTGTGAGATCACTTTTTAGTTTGTTGCTGTAATCTTCGCTTTCTGTTAACATTGTTTGCAGTTTATCTTGTAAGTGCGTATGCTTATCTCCGTGCAGTTCTTGTTCGCAAGTTGGACACTTGGCATCTTTTGTATATTCTATATCTTTTTTAGTTTTATCTACGTTTGCATCTGCTTTGGTCAAACTGTTTTCGTGATATGCTTTTTCTTTTTGTAAATTTCTTAGTGTTTTAGTGTCTTCGTTGTGTTTGGACAATTTTTTATGTGCTTCAATTTCTTGTTTGATATCAACTTTTTCTAGTTCTTCGATTGCTTCTTCAAATTTTTGAGTGTCTTCCTGTTTCTGTGTGTCCCAAGCACTGCTTCTTAATTTTATTGTTTTTATTGACCCTTCAATCTTTTCATTGCTGGCAATCACACTGTCCAGTCTGTATTTTTCAGACATTAATTCATCTTTGTTGCTTTTCATTTGTGACTTAAGAAGTTCTGCTTTTTCAGAAAGTATTGTTATACCTAACAGTTGTTCTATAATTTCTCTTTGTTCTCCCTGTTTAGTTGCTAGGAACGGCTGTGTGTAAGTGTTTAAAGCAATTATATTTTTAAACATGGCATGAGTCATACCAATTAATTTGTTTATTTCGTGTTGTGTTTCTCTGTTTTCGCCTTGTGCTTCATTGCTTTCTTGTTCTACATCATTGATATAAAATTTTAATTTTTGTGGTTTTCTTCCTCTTTCGATCGTGTAAGTTGTGTTGTTTTTTTCAAATGAAATTGACACTGCCATGTCTTTGTTATTGGTTTTGTTTACAAGATTGTCTTTTCTTATTTGTGTCAACGGTTCTCCAAACAACGCATAACTTATGGCATTTATTATAGTTGTTTTGCCCGTTCCATTTCTAGCGCCAGCATCATCTCCTCCAAGATCAATGTTTTCACCTATCACAAGCACAAGGTGTTTGCCTTCGAAGTTTATGGCTTGAGTTTGATTGCCCACACTCAAAAAGTTTTTTACTGTTAATGTTTTTACTGTTAGCAAATTATTCCTCTTTTACAAATATTCCGTCAACCATTCGACCTTTTCTATCCTTTATATCGTTGTATGCTATCTGCAAACACTCTTCTACAGTGTAGTCATTACGTTTCATAATGTTTAACATCACAACTAGCATGTCTCCTAGGTCATCTCTAATATCTTGTCCTTTACAGGCATGGTCACTTAATTCACCTAGTTCTTGCACAAGTTTTAAAATTTGATCTTTGTCTGTGCTTCCTTCGATTAGGTTTCGATCTTCAAACCATTTGTTTACTTTTTCAATTAATTCTTGCATTGTCATACTCCTAACTGTTTACGTCTAAGTTTTGATAAATTGCCATTAATATTTTTTTATCATATGTTTGTGAATCTACACTTTCTAATTGTTTTACAACAATTTGATCAACGCTATCAAATTTTTCTATCTTTGCAGTTGTTTGCTGTGCTTGATCTAATTGTTCTGGAATAAGTTGTAGTTCTCGTAGTTTGTATTTTTCAATAAAAGTTTCTCTGATAAAATTTGCTTCTTCATAGGATATTTTTATATCCAATGAAACTCTCACATACATTTTTTCTTGCAGTAATCCATCTGGATCTGCTAGTAATTGACTTATTTTAAAGTTTCTATATCTTGGCATACCTGGCCAATTAATATATTTTGGTGTGCCACCATATTCCAAAATCATCATACCTCGTTCATCGTCGCCAGCATCTGCATAGTTGTGCGGAAAAGCGTTGCCCATATACACAACATTGTTCCTTACTTGTCTTTTATGGAAGTGTCCTGTGAACATGTATTCTGGATTTACAAAGTGTTCTGCTTTTATTCCGCCCACGTCTGGCATTTCTACCATGGCATTCATTTGGAAATAAGGCAGTTCAAAGTGTCCAAACATATATCTCTGTTTCATTTGCGGTATGCGTTTCCATTCGTCCTGCACTAACCATGGCACAATGGCCACATCTTCTGTTTCAATCCATTCATTTACTATGTGTATGTTTGGAATGTTTCTGATAAACTCCATGGAGTTTATTTCTCTTTTATCTCTGTAAAATAAATCGTGATTGCCCATTATTACGTACACTTTTTCAAATGCTTTACTAAGCCTCTCCATGTTGGAAACAGTGTAGTTCATTGTGGAAACGTTTGTGCTGGATCTATGATGGTGCCAGTCGCCTAAGAAAATACAAGTTTCACATCCTTGTGCTTTCGCTTCTTTTATGAACCAATACACAAAGTCTTCACAATCGTCGTTGTGAATTCTTGAATTGCCTTTCATTCCAAAATGTATGTCAGTGAAACAAGCGACTTTTTTAAAAAATGCCATTATTTTTTAACTTCCTTATATTTAAGTAGACTGTAATCGGCCTTGCCGGTTTTCTTCATGTGTTTGTTAAACAATGCCATAGATGTTTTTGTTGCCACTTTTACAGGAGCCGCTTCTTTTTTTATTCTCTGTTTTTGTTTTTCTATTTCTTCGCTCATCTGTCGTGTCATTGAAGGCATCAAATTGTTTTGTTCCATTATGTCGTCTCTAATATTTTGATTTTTCTTTTCTACAATTAATATTCTTGTAAAACTGTTTGTAATTGCCGCAGTGTAATATGCAAAAGGATTTTCTGATTTACTTTCATCAAACTGTAAACCTATCTGACTTAATTGCATCAATGCCTGTGATCTCATTTCGTCATTGTATGTGTAACCTCTCCAGTTGGATCTTGTACCATATCTTTCGCAAAGTTTCATATACATTTTAGCAAGTTCGCTAGTAACTTTTCCGTGAGTAAGTGAAAATTGTCCGTTTTTCATACCGCCAGTCCAATGTGATTTTCCTACACAATTAAGTTTGGCTTTGTTGTCTAATCTGTAGTGCTGAAATGGAGGGAAGTTCAACTTCACGTGTCTGTCTGCCACTGTCTTTGGATTTTTCTTTCTACCTGGCTCTTCTGGTATATGATCAAATGTCATTACTCTAAACACTAAATCTGTTTTTTCTATTTTTCGAGGACTAACTTCAAAATCACTCATTTTAAGTTTGTTCTTTTTTCTACCGCCCTGTGCTTTTGCTGTCTCCCATGCTTCTTGTGTTAATCTTTTAGCACGTAATTTTCTTGCTTGGGCAATTGTGTTTCTGTTGATCTTTTTTATGTCTTTCACAATAATGTCATAGTTGCTGTCTTCGGGTGCAACATACGAACAAAATGTGTTTTTGCTTTTGTGTATTTGTTTCAGCAGATCTCTGTTGTTTAAGTAGTTTACTCTCTTCATAATATCCTATAATTTACGTTAGATTGACCACAAACAGGTCTGTTGAAATGTGTTGAAAAATGGGCCTTGTAGTGTATTAAATGCGCCTATTATTTTGCCTATAAATATAGTTAGATTATACAATATTTTTTTATTATGAGCAACCCAAATTACACAGATCAAAACTCAAACACGCTGGGCAAAACAGTTGGTAATACTGCTAAGAACATATTCAATAGAACAATTGGTAGACTGTTCGGGGCAGGACTAAGAAAAGGTGCTGAAAAAGGTTTCTTTGGAGGCAACCCTGGCACTGCACGTTGGACAACAAGAAACGGTGCTACGGACTGGAGAGTGAAATTGACTATGCCACAAGAAAGTCCATTGAATCAAATGTTTTTTGAAGGTAGTAACAAAAACGCAACTGGTGTAACTTACAAACTTTTAAATCCTTTAGCAAATACAGGAGGAATAATTTTCCCAATTACTCCTTCAATAATCATGCAACACACAGCAAACTATTCGCAGTTGGCAACAACACACGCAAACTATCCTTACTATGCATACCAAAATTCTGAACCAGCCAACATGACTATTGTAGCAGAATTTCCTGTGCAGAATTATGAAGATGCGGCCTATTGGGTAGCCACTATTCATTTTTTAAGATCAGTTACTAAAATGTTTTTTGGTGGTGACGATGCAACAAGAGGAAATCCACCGCCGATTCTAAAATTAAATGGTTACGGTAATCATGTGTTTAAAAATATTCCTGTAATTGTAACTAATTGGACTTGCGAATTAAGATCAGATGTAGATTATATCGCAACTGCTCAAGGCCAGAAAGCAGTCAATCCTGCAGAGTATAACGCAACGAGATCATCAGGAGAACGAATTCAAACTTTGAACAACACTAGTTCAGTTCCAGAAACATGGGCACCTAGTTTAAGTACAATTACAGTTCAGATACAACCTGTTTACTCAAGAGACACAGTTAAAAACTTTTCTATGGAAAAATTTGTGTCAGGAGAATTGCACAATTTTGGTGGCAATGATAAAAATAATAAACCTGAAGGTATAGGATTCATTTAATGGCTGAATATTCAAACACATCTCCATATTTCAACACTAGACAAAACACTGTCAGTTTGGATTTTTTAGTTCCAAGAACTTTGACTGCGGAGGCAGATGATGTGTCATACACAATTGATCAAATTTATGCATACAGACCAGACTTACTAGCATTTGACTTGTATGGTTCACCGAGGCTTTGGTGGGTGTTTGCTCAAAGAAATCCCGATCAAATTGAAGATCCAATCTATGATTTTGCACCTGGAGTTACAATTCAATTGCCTAAGTTAAGCAATTTGAAAACTGACCTAGGAATATAAAATGGCAAGTATAGATAAACGTAAATCAATCAAAGATTCGATTGCAAGGGCCAAGGCTAATGAAGCGGCCGCACAAAAAAACAACGATGACGCTTTCATAAAAAAAACAAAAATAGAATCTGAAGCAGGTGCTACTCAACAAAAAGCATATGGGTTTGTGCGTGATAATATTTTACACAAATATGCCAGTTACAATTATGTTTTTACTTTAAGTGCTTTAGGCAGAGACGAATTAAACAATCCTAGCAGAATTTTAACAAACACGCCACATGATATAATTGCACGTACTGGAGGTATAGGACCTAGTCAGAAGTTTGGAACAGAAGCACAGGATGATAATCTACTAAAAAAAACTGGTGATGCCGGTATAGCAGAAGAAATTGCCAGACAAAACAAACAAAATAATAAAGAAATAGGCGGAAAAACAGGAGAATTTGCTAAAAAAATATTATCAAAAAATCGAGACATTTATTTTGAAAGGGTAGAAATAACATCTGTGCCTTTCTATAATCAAGAAAGAAAATTAATGAATTTTCAAAAAGTAAACTTTCAATTAAGCGAACCTTTGGGCATATCACTATGGCAAAAAATAAGAGCCGCGGCGGCCAACAATGGATTTAAAAATCATTTACAGGCACCATTTTTATTGACAGTGGAATTCAAAGGCTATGACAGTTTTGGAAATGAAGTGCCTGAAAACACAGTAAAAAGATTTATGCCGATAACTTTAAGCACTTCTACTATGCAACTTAATGCTGGCGGAGCCACATACGATTTGGATGCTGTACCATGGACTGAATTTGGCAAAAGCAATGCTTTCCTTTTTACCCGAGGATCTGGAGACGTCAAAGGAAAAGGCAGAAAATTAGATTCATATCTACAATATTTTGCTGACAGTTTAAACAAAAATATGCAACAGGAAGTTGACGATGGTCTTAGAGAATATTCCGACACTTATATTATTACCGCGGACAGTCGAATAGGCAAGGGAGAAACAGCACAGTACGGAAATACATATGAATCAATAAGTGATTACGGTGCGCCACAATCTGGTCAAGGCAAAAGGGAACCAAATTTCAAATCTGCAAGTTATAAATCAAATCAGTCTATTGCAAAAATTTTAGAAGATCTTGTAAGACAATTTGATCAGTATAACGACATAACTGCAATAGCAGAAAAATATTGGAAAGAGATTGAAGCGGCAACGGCATATGACACTAACGAAAAAATGCCATCCCCATGGGTACCATGGTTCAAAATACAAACCACTGTCACTGTGCATAGAGAGTTTGACAAAGTTTTAAACAGCCATAGACGAACAATTCATTATCATGTTGAGCCATTCAACATACATGTTGCCAATTTGGCACGAGCAGGATTAGGAGGTTTTCGTACTTGGTCAGAGTATACAAGGAAAGTATATGACTATATCTATACAGGACGTAATCTTGACATCCTAGATTTTAACATTGAATACAACAGTGCATATGCGTTGTCAACTTTAGTCAATGCTGAAGAAAAACAACCTGGCATAAGCACAGAGTCTCAATCGATTTTTTACAAACTAAAGAGGTTCCTAGGAAGTTTAAGTGGAAAAGACGCCACCGAGGGTGTGTTTCCAGAACCAGACCTACCTGTACAGTCTTTTCCTACAACAAGTAAAACAGAATCAGACTCAGTAATAAAATTGCCAAACCAAACAGAAACACAAGAATTTTATGATTTTATTACAAATCCTCCTGGGGACATGGTTAGATTAGACATGAAAATAATGGGCGATCCAGCATTCATAGGACAGGATATATTTTTGCCAATGCCTACTCCACAGGCCAGTGGAACTTACAATAGAACACAAGAAGTTGGTTCAATAAATGGATTTGAATGGGACGACGAAAAAGGCTGTTTCAATTTTGATAGGGCAGAAACATTCGTGAAAATAAATTTTATTTTTCCAAATGACTTCGATGAAAATACAGGACTTCATACGTTCACTCAAGGAGACACTCCACAGTTCACAGGACTATATAGAGTAAACAGAGTTATAAATCTTTTTGAGAATGGACAATTTACACAGAACTTAGAAATGACCAGATATCTAAATCAAAATAATCCTAGCAGTGTTGTGCCACAAAATAAAACAAGTTCAGTAAACAGTGGACAAGTTGAAAATGACAACACAGGAGAGATAAATGTAGGAGGTGAGTCAGCATAATGGCTAGAACACTTCCATATAGTAACACCAAAACAATCGGCAAGGACGAATCATACACTGATGTTAATCCAGGTCCGTATGTGGCCACAGTCAAAGACAATGTTGATCCAACAAGAATGGGTAGACTGCGTGTGCAAATTCCACAGATAGGTTCGAACAATCCAGGTGATCCTTTCGACAGTGAATTGATCACAGTTGAGTATGCGCCGCCTTTCTATGGTACAAAAAGCGGTGACGCAATCAACACCTCCGACATAACAAATTACGCAAACACGCAACACTCTTACGGTATGTGGGCAGTGCCACCGGACATAGATTCTAAAGTGTTAGTAATATTTGCTGAAGGAAAAATAACAAACGGCTATTGGATAGCGTGTGTGCAAGAACCATTTGTCAATAATATGACACCGGGCATAGCAAGTTCCAAAGATACTTACGCTCCTTTAGTTGGAGACACAGACTCAAACAGTGTGGTTGGTGAATATGGCAATGACAATGTGCCTGCAGGAGAAGTAAACAGAGGTGTTTGGTCCACTGCTTCAGTTGGAGGATTTGACAAACTTAAAAAACCTATACATCCATTTGCTGAAAGATTAAAAAATCAAGGATTAATAAAAGATGATGTGCGAGGCAACACAAGTTCTTCAGCGAGGAGAGAAACACCCAGTCATGTGTTTGGTATAAGCACACCTGGTCCAGTAGATAAAAGGTCAAGCAAAAGAGATAAACTAGGACCAAAAGATAAAAAAACAAATGTCAACACCACAAGAAAAACTGGACACACTTTTGTTATGGACGACGGTGACAGCGAAGGTAAAAATCAATTAGTTAGATTAAGAACAGGTTCCGGACATCAATTGTTAATGAGCGATTCAGCAGGAGTAGTTTATCTTGCTAATTCAGACGGTACTGTGTGGATGGAGTTTAGTAACAATGGTATGGTTGATGTTTACGCACAAACAGGATATAACTTGCGTTCAGGTGCTGATATTAATTTTCATGCTGAAGGCAATATTAATATGTACGCAAACAAAAGCGTAAAAATAAAAGCAAATGAAGAATCAGGTACTGTCAGTATAGACGGCTCAAACATTTTAGAATTTGCATCAGAAAATTTAATTAGTCAAGGTAACAATGTTTACAGCAAGGCAACAAAAAATATAATTGCTGATGCTGGTGATAGAAATATACAGCAAGGAGCAACCAGAGTTGATCTTATTGGAGGTCAAGTTCACTTTAACAGTTATGGCGTCATAAGCAATCTTGTTACGTCTTTACAAAGAACATCATTTACACAACCAACAGGCACAGGCACAGCACTGACTTCATATCCAGATGTAACTCTTAAGCCATTAGGTCAAGTATATGAAGTAGACAGAGCACTTCCTGGTATGTCAGGTATGAGAGTGCCAACACACGAACCTTTCTGGGGACACCAAGACAATGCTCCTGCTTTTGGTTCAGTAGGTGGAGACAACACAAACATAGGTACTCCTGGACACATTGAAAATCTTAACAGAAACGCAGACCTAATGAGTATTAGATGGGCACAATATAAAGCGGATCTTGATGCTGAACTAAACAAAAACCCAAACAGCACAGAAAATTCTGTAGCATCATTGTTCAATGCAACTAAATCAAATGACTTTTTAATTGGCGTAGAAAATTATGCAACTTTAGGCACAGCCAGTTTTGAAACTTACAACAAATTGACTTCATCTTATAAAACAGGTAACTCAGACAACATAACAAATGTTTTAGTAAACGAAAGTAATGTGTTGTATACTGTAGGTGCAAACACATTGATAAAAACAACTGGTGCTGATAAAGTAGTAGGAAATTTAAGCAAAACACAATCAACTGTACAAAATGTTGGAACATTATTAACAAAAGGTACAAGTATAACCAACAATGGTATAGTGCCTGGCCTATCCAACGTTGCTAGTTTAAACAATTTAAATAATGTTACTACCACATACAAAAATGTTGTTGGTGGTAAGGTTACCAGCGTGGTACAAACAGCAGAGACAATAAGTACTGTTGCAAAAACTATTAGCACAGTAGGTAAAGTTGCTAGAAGTATAGGAAAATATTTTGGATTTTAATTATGGCATACAATAGTTCATCAGGTGGAGGTAATGACGGATACGTTCAAGGTAGAAGTACCTTCAAAGGATTTAGTTCAAGAGCAGACAAAAGTAATTTTAAACTGTATGACTTTGCACTGATAAGACAGGATTTAATACATAGATTGTCAGTTAGAAAAGGCGAAAGAGTAGAGAATCCAGAATTTGGCACAATTGTATATGATGTGCTGTTTGAACCTTTAACTGACGCTGTAAAACAAGCAGTGGCAGATGATATTACAGCAAATCTCAATGCAGATCCACGTTTACAGACTGAAGAAATAGTGGTAAGTGAGTTTGAGCAAGGCATATCAGTACAGGCAACAATAAGATATGTGCCATACAATGTGGTGGAAAAACTTACATTTAGTTTTGATGAAAATGCCACGCTTCGTCTATCTTAATATACGCACTTAATATAAACCATAAATATCCATACAAACAGTATGGCCACAACAGATAGACAGAACCGACTTTTAGTTGCTGAAGATTGGCGGAAAATTTACACCGCTTTTCAACAAGCAGATTTTAAATCATACGATTTTGAAACCATTAGAAGAACAATGGTTGCTTATCTAAGGGAAAATTATCCTGACGACTTCAATGACTATATAGAATCTTCTGAATATGTTGCACTGTTAGATTTAATTGCCTATGTTGCACAAAGTCTAAGTTTTAGAGTTGACCTTAATGCTAGAGAAAACTTTTTAGAAACTGCGGAAAGAAGAAATTCAGTTTTAAGATTAGCAAGATTAATAAATTACAACGCAAAAAGAAACAAACCTGCTACTGGTTTTTTAAAGTTTGATTCAGTATCAACAACGGAAAATGTTACAGACTCGGCAGGCACAGATTTAACTAACACCACTGTGGTTTGGAATGATGGCACAAATGCAAATTATAGAGAACAATTTGTTAATATTTTAAATGCGGCAAATGTTTCAGGACAATTTTTTGGCAAACCTGCAGAATCAGATACCATTGGTGGAATCAAAACAGAAATATACAACACAAATTCAAACAACACAGACTTACCAATTTTTACATTTAGAAGATCAGTAAGCGGAATAGATAGAACTTTTGAAATTGTGCCTAGCACAATAGAAGCATCAGAAAACATTTATGAAAAAACACCTTTGCCTGGAGGAGGATTTTCATATGTATATAGAACAGATGGTGCAGGCGACACATCAAACAACACAGGATTTTTTGTATTATTCAAACAAGGTGCTATGGCCAATACAGAGTTTACTGTTGAATCACCTACAACAAATTTTGTACAACCTGTAAACACAAATAATATTAATGATTCAGATGTATGGCTATATCAATTAGATGATTTTGGACAAGTTGAAAAATTATGGGACAAAGTTCCTAGCACAGCAGGTAACAATGCAATTTATAATTCTCTTGCAAAAAATTTAAGAGACACATACAACGTTATTACAAAAAACAACGATGCAGTTGATTTAGTTTTTGGAGATGGAAACTTTTCAAATATTCCATCAGGTACTTTTAGAAGTTATTACAGGACATCTGATAATGCTAGATATAGTATTCAACCAGGAGACATGAACGGTGTAACTTTTTCTATAAACTACAATGACAAAAACGGAGCACCACAAACTTTAACTGTATCTGCAAGTCTACAACAATCAATTTACAATGCGGCTCCTACAGAATCTACAAATTCAATTAAAGAAAAAGCACCACAGGCTTATTATTCACAAAATAGAATGATCACAGCAGAAGATTA